CCGTCTGAATAACCCTCTCCCAAATAATTGGAGAAAGGATCGTAAAGCGGAATTTTGAACTACTTTACCCCCCTATCCTACCTCATATAAATATGCATTTTGATTTTATCCTCTTTACTGAGTTGTGAAAATGAAACATGGACATGTAGTATAAACTACCAAACCGATTCAGCTCCCTTCAGCCGCATTTGGAGAACTCGCTTCTCAAACACAGCATTGGGGAGTACCAAATCCGGGTGCTCACGTAAAAGTTGATCATAGATCTTCCTAAAAACGTGATACCTTTTATCAAAGGCATAATTTGTCATGTGGCTCATAAGGGCCGCGGCCATATTCTCTAATTTGACCATCCGCAAAGAATAAACATGCTTTGTGAATCTGACAGGGTGAAACTCAACGATGCCCTGATTTAAAACCAGCTCGTTGCTAAAATATTCGATGCCTTCACCGGCATCCTTAAGGTTCCAAGTTTTTATATCAACTCCTAGAGTTGACATCATCTTGACAAAAACCTCGGGTTCAAAATCATCAGGGACCGCTGAAAAGGAGTCATCACCTCCATAACCACTGCGTTCCATTATACTGATTATTTTATCATCTGTATAACCGAGCCTGATATAAGTAAGAACATCAAGTTCAAACTGAGGCACGGAATTGAAGAATATAGTTCCTACCCACCCGCTCTTCATAATTCCTACTCTTTCAATTTTAAAAATCTTACCATTACTGGTTTGAATAAGAGCTGTAAACACCTTATGAACCGCCTTTTCAATTTCTAAAAGATAATTTTCTAGGTCCAAATCGGTCCAAACCTCCGGCTTAATAACCAGATCTTGAACTATTTTGGTTGTGGAATTAACCATCCATTTAAGGTAGTTAAAATCCCACTTGGTTTTATCGGCTTCAAAGACTTTGTTCTTACAAATAAGTCTCCAAACGTGTTCACAATGGCCTGGGACCAAAGGACTAAAGGCGTACTTTATCGGACTTTTCATCCAATTAAGAACAGCCTGCGCATTCAAGTTTTTGAAGAGTGCTTGATGCTTCAATGTTTTGTGGAAAGGAAAGCCAAAGATACAACGTTCCAAATCGTTATCAATCTTTGAATGGGTTTCGGGAGCTAATTTAGAGAAATGGCGACAAACTATCTCATCGTCCCATTTCTTCAAGGTAAGCTCGGCCATACCCAATTTGGTGTAATTGGCCAAGCAATCTTTTATAGTCATAAAGCCCTCTGCACAATAAGGTCTACCAGGAGACTTATTCTCGTGAATCAGGCTAGTGTCTATTATATTACTTAAAGACTCAACTGTTTTGTAGTCAAAATCAGGTGTGTATTTGTTATATTTTAAACATTCCGAAGCAATAACTCTGAGCCTCAAAATTTCGGCATCAGTAGGTTCCGTAAAACCAGAATTGTTTCGTTCCTCAAAAATACTAATGTAGTTCTTAAAGGACTTCTCTTCCAATTGAGAAGTATTGTTAAATAAACTATACTCATTAGGATCGTAACCATGTTTTTGAAGAAGGTCCATATTATCAGCCACCAATTTCTCAACAACCGGATCGTCCGGTTTAAAATTTGCTGTATGAATAGGGGTACCAATGTCGATTAATTTCCAACCAGGCCCTTCAACGTCATTACTCTCCTCCTGAAGAAACTGCTCGTACTTACTTAATTTCCGATCTGTGTCCCAGTTGGGATCATCATAATCTTCATCATCATCATC